TACACATCTGCATCTCGTTCCAAAAATCCAAATTCTATTTTAGCTCCTGAAGGAAAGTTCCATAACTTTTCTACTTCTCTAAACTTAGCTCCGGAAAATGCTTTTGGGTACAATTCCCTAGATTTATCTATAAGCTCTCTAAGCTCTGGCATTGACCTTCTAAGTATTAAAGCTCGATGAGCTGACTTATCACAATACCTTAGTGGGTCGATAAGCATTGCAAAGCTTTTACCACCACCTGCTGCTCCACCATAAAGTACATCCTTTTCGGCTGCAGCTAAAAAATCTGTCTGTGGTCCATCATTCGGCATAAATGCCACATGAGACCCAGTAGTATCTAAATGTTCTTGTAATTCATTTGGAAGAACTTTTGTTTCTTCTTTAGTAAGAACATTAGAAGTTAAAGCTTTAGTTTCTGCTTCTACTTCTTTTTTTACTTTTGCTAAACTTCTAGTTAGCTTTTTTACTTTAGTACTTTTTCTATCTAATTTCTTTTTAGCTTTTAAAGCTAATTGAATATCAGATAATTCTGAGTTCTTAGGTCTACCACCTTTTTTACGTGGAGTACCGTCTTTGTTAAGTATATAGCTCCCATCAGGGTTTGTCAAGTACTTTTCAGGATTTTTTTCCCAATCTTCCATACTTCCTATCTACATATTTTTTTAAACCCATACGAGAAAGTTTCTTACCTGTTTCAGCTTCTAACCAATCAACTCCAATACCTAAACTAATTTCACCATGAAATACAGCTTCAGCTACTTCTTTTAGTACTGATAATTGTTGAGGGATAGGTTTTAAATAGCCTTCAATCATACCATCCTCTTCATACCCAAAAGGTATGGTTGAGGATTTTTTACGAATATAACCGTCAGGTAATATATCCATTACAATTATTTATCGAAATAAGTTTTAAGATTTTCCCAGTAGTCCTGTAAAATTTCTTTAACTTCTTCATATTTTTGTGGGTATTTAGCTTTAATAGCGAAAATACCAACTCCTAACATTATTAATACAATAATGACTAAATCTACATCTATCATTTTTGCTCCTGTGTTTTAGTTTTATTAAAAATTTTATCCCAGTTATCAGCAATTTGTTCATCACTAACCACTTGACCTCGAGCTTTATTACGAGCCATGCGATTACGTTTAGCTGCTGATTTTACTTTAAATGTTCCTGCAAGTGGCATTTTAATCTTCAGTTAGTATATTGTTTATAAGTTGTATTTCTTTTTCTGTTAGTTTTACCATTTTACTTTGTCAGCCCAATATGCTGCTGACATCTTACCTTTTTTAATATTTTTAGCATGACGAGCTTTAAAACTTCTACGTTTAGCTTTCATTCTTGCAGATTCTCCTTTTTTAGGTTTACCTGCTGTACCTTTTACTGTACCAACCTTTTTACCTTGTTGTCCAAAACGAATAGTTTTTATTTTATCGCCTTCCTTAGCAACAACTATATGTGATTTAGTTTTATGCCCGGGAGTTCTTTTAGGTTTATTATAACCTGAAACTCCAGCTCTGGCAAGTCTTGGGTCTTTTTTACTCATGATACTTTCCTATATTTGCGTACTTTCTTAGCAACTCGTTTAGGTTGTTTAGAATGTTGTTTACCTTTTTTGGTATCTTTGCGTTTTTTTCGAGAAGTTGCAGCGTACTCCTGCGGAGTAAGACTTTTAATAGCTTTTTCAGGTAAATAACGTTCTCCAGTCTCTGAAGACTTTTTACCTGACTTAGTTCGCCATTTTTGTTTTGTCCAAGCTCTAAGACTTCTTTGTGACTTTTTTAGTGCCATAGTTTTAATTATTACTTTGTAGCTGTTGTTGCCTAATTAGTTCTTTAAGTTCAACAAAGTTTACTTCTTGTGTTTGTTGAGGGCGACTCATTATTTATAACCACCACCAGCAGCTTTGTATTGTTTAGCTAACATCTGAGCTTTACGAGCAGACCATTGACCGGGCTTACCACCTTTACTACCAGCTTTAATTTTATTAAATAATCTTTTACGCATAGTAGGTTTTGTGTAGTTACCTGCTTTGTTTACTGTACTTTTCTTTTTCTTTTTTGCTGCCATTAGTGTAACACCCTATCTTTGTTGTGTATTTCTTCTTCTAAATAATGCATTAACCCACTACCAACAACCAACTCAACAAACTCTCCTACTACTACTAAGTTATTTGCTTTAGCTGCTTCCTCAGCTTCTGCTAAGTTTTCGGCAACTATATTAGGTCCTGCATACTTTTTGCCTTTTTCTTCAATCTCTGTCAGAAATATCTTCATAATCTTCCTCTGGTAAATCCAGTGGGGCTTTATCAGGCATGACAAAGATACCACTGTTTAAGTTGTGATTAACGTCTAACTTATCTATTTTACTAACTCCAACCCTATCCAACAGTGTTTGAGCTGCTGATAATTTATTATTAGCCTGTACTATAGGTCGATTAGACTCCATAATCTCGACAAGCTTAAATGCTGCTTTAGGTGCAGAGTTTGCCAAGATTTCCTGAGTTAGTTCAAGTATTTCATTCTTGAGGGTCTTAACCACATGATGATAGTGACTTGTATAACCTGCTAACTCAGCAGCCTTTTTAGCATCTCCTTGCGTTTCAACAAGGTGTTCCAAAAAGGATTGCTGTTTTTCTGTAAGTTTTCTTTGGGTCTGATTAGACTGAGTTGGTAACATTGCCATAGGCTTAGTATATACTTCGGAAATAAATTTGTCAACCCTCTTGACAAAATCAAAATCCAACACTATAATAACTTTAGTGCTCCCCCCGGGTGCATATAGCCACTACTGAGGGCAACTAAGTAGTTCTACTTACCTCAAAAACACCCACCCAAAAACTACCCATACCGATTAAAAATAACTAGCCCCTTTGAAGTTAGTGTAAACTACTTACGGGCAAATCTGGTTGACGGAGAAACTGCTAGATTTTGTATGAGTATGCTATAGATACATGGGTGGACTGGGGTGGTCTCCTGCCTCCCCCTAGAACTTGGGAGTCCTTCCCAACACTATATAAACTAACAAGTTCTAGTAAAATGTGACCACCCCATTTTAGCACTTCAAAGTTCCTACTCGCATTTCATTAACTTTGAAGTGCTAAAAGAGTCCACCCATGTCTACTTAAATCTTCTCTTTGTCATCCCTAAACAGACAAACTAAACAAGTCCTTATCAAGTTTACAAAGTTTAAGAGATTTGATGGGCGTTGATGTACACCTATAAACTCCTCAGACTCGGTAGGGCTATCAGGACTTGAATAAGTTTATCTATCCCCTTCACCCCTTCTTAAAAGTTTTTGCTCAAGCTTTTTTCAAAAAGGTTGTGGTTGCTTCTTGGCAGCAAGAAGTCACAGCCAAATTAAGTTAGCGTTAGCGTATCTTTATCAGATAATTAAAGTCTGCGTTAGCAGTTCCTCACTTGCCTTTTGGGTGGGGTTCAGGGGCACTTACTGCTACAGGGAACAATGCTTTAGCATTCTTTGCTTCGAGAACTTGATACTTGCTAATTTGAAGTAGCATGAGGTTTTATGTTTTAGAACTTTGGAAGTCTATCAACTTCTCGAAGTGTGACCCAGTGAAAAGAGTTGCGTAGCAACCCATTTTAGCAGTTAGTGGGGCTGACAAAAAACCCCCCTAGAAACTAGAGGGGTTTAGAAGATTTAAGATTATTCTTCTGTGTGGTTCTCCTGAAACCTTGTGTATTTATCGGAAATCAACTTAGGCAACTTGCGTTTTTTGAAAGGAAGATTTTTATTTTTTTCAATCCAATCATGAGCCATACGTTGCGAGAAAGTACCTTTTTTCCCAGTGTGTTTGCAGGTAGTACCTTTTGAAACACTAAGGATAGTTGCTCTAAGTTGATTAAAATACTTGTATTTTGAAGACTTGGGAAGTTCTTCACTCATCAAACCACAGATGAATAATACAGTATTGTAAGAAACAGGCTTTAATTTGGCAGCCTCGAGCCATTCAGTAGTAGGTTTAAAAGCCATTATTTGACACTCCTATAAAGTGAGATAGCATAATTGCTAATCTCTTTTTCAATCCAAATTTTTGGTGCTTTGACTAAAAATGGCTTTTGGTCAAATTCCTCAAAATGAATTTTGATTATGTCCTTTGCTTCTTTCATTGACTCGGCTACTAGGGCAAAAGACTCGCCTAGAATTTGGTCTGTAAAATGAATGTGTATTTCGTTCATGTTAATTAGACAAAATTAGTTCATAAAAAGTTCAATAAATTTTGTGTCAATATTGTGACATCTTTGTGACATTTATGTGACAAACATGTGAAATTTTTTTTAAAAACCCTACTCCACTGTTAATAACCTGCCGAACCTTGTGTGAGGCAAAACTTCAAGAGTGCTTTAGCACCCCTCACTTTTGGTAAAGCTTTTCTAAAGCTTTGTTAATCTTTGCCCCTAGCAAAGCATAAAACACACAACCCGTAGGGTTTTTAAAAAGTCTTGTTTAGTTTGTCTGTTTTCTACTCACAAAGATGATATATAAACCTACTTATTACTATACTAGAACGCCCCCCGTCTGCGTAAAGTTGAGGGCAAAGAGTGTAGAAGGTACACATAATAGTCTTAAAAGGTACATAAATTATAAAGGTACATACTAAAATTACTGTACCTTTTGTTAAATCTTTGCAAATATTATGTGAAATCTTTGTGAACTTTATGTGAAATCTTAATAAATCCCAGAACTTTTTAGAAAAATTATAGTCTAATACTTAAATCTTGCCGACTTATCGCGTGTGCGTAAAGTTGAGGGGGCTATTATAGTCTTACACCTCTTGACTTTTTGGGCGAAATCGGGCTAAAGTGTTGGCGACTTTCGGGTAAATCTTTATAAAACAATATAAATTATGGAGTGTTATGGATAAAGAAACTTTAATAAAGCTTTTTGCAGAAGCTTATATTAGTGGTGATATTACAGATTTTTGGGCTATTGCTCAACATCTTGGTATTTACTATGAAGTTCAAGAGTTAGTAAAAAAACAGGAGTGTATATGAAACTATCGGCAGAACAAAAAAGGGCTAATAAAAAACTAGCAGCAGATTATAAAAAAAGTTTAGAGTTATCTGTTAAAACTTTTAGCAATATTGAAAAGGCTAAAGAGTATTTAGATAGCTTGGGATTTAATTTTAAATCGGCTCAAAATTTTAATTATGAGAAGCATGTTATATATGGCAACAGGAATAAGTTTGCTTTATTGAAAACTGTTTATAAATTTGATAGCCCTAATTCAATGGATATGGGGTATAAATATGAAGTCACCATGTTATAGAGTCCATATTAGTCTTACACCTATTGCGTTTTTGGGCGACTTGGGGTACTATATTGGGGCAGTCGGGGAACAAAGAATTAAAAAAGCATGATACAAATTGCTGGGAAACTAAAAGTATCAATCGTTCATAGTGCAAGTATATGTCCGAGAAGCACTTAAAAAAATAAAGGCACTCCCCCTAAATCCTATTCAGAGTTTAATTACTCTGGATAGGTGCAGATTTAATTTCTCTTATCTCGAGAGAATATAAATCCTGAGCATGATTTAAAACTGCTCTGATATCTTTAAAGGTGTTGGAGGAGAGTTATAATCATCCTTTAAAGATAAAAAAACACAGAGAGAAACTCGCTGTTAATATTGGAGGGAGTTAATAGATTATAACAAATCCTGAGCATGATTTAAAACTGCTTACTTAAAATCTTAAATGGAGAAGATATGAAAATAAATAGCATAGAGATAGCAGGATATGAAAGTATCGTTGCTAATATTGATGTCGTTAATGATGAAATAAGACCTATAAATCACAAGGAAAATTTCTCATGTAATGATAGAGTTAAAGGTGGTATATGGTATATGTTTTACTTTGATAACTTAATGGTGACTGTTATCTGTCATGGTGGTTCTTATGGTGGAGATTATGGTTTATTTGAAATAGGTATCAGAGATAAATATACTGATGAGTGGTTGGTAGATAATCCTTATATAAGCAGCTCTGGTCATGGAGTTGAAGGTTGGAAAACTTGGAATGAAATTCAAAGAATTTTAAAAAGAATGCTCGTAGATACTATGAGAAAAATTAGAGAGGAAAATAAATGAGAAAAAAAATGTATCAAACTGGTCTTAATCACAGTGATTATCATGTCGATTTGACTACGACTTACAGCTTAGTAGCTATGTTTTTAATCGACAGAGGAGTTGCTAGTACAAGAGCAGAAGTAATAGCAAAAGCAGTTAATCAAGCATTTAATAGTGTTGTTGCTTTGGATAGTAATAACAGTAGATTAGTGTTTGATTTAATGCCTGAGCTATTTAAAATGGCAAAACTCTACATAGATATTTATGGCGAGGAAGGTTTTTACTTTGAACAATTTTTAAATGGAGGAAAATAATATGTTGATATTTGATAATCTATCAGACATAAATGCTATCTACGGCATTTTATCAAAAGTAGGTGAGGAGTGTAATTACTATTGGCGAAATAGTGATGAAGTTGACCATGAGAAATCTGAGTTCACTGCTCTTAAAGAGTTGGAAGAATATTTAATTAAACATCGCTTTATAGATAGTGGTTATGATTTAGTTAAATTGACTTATCATCTCAAAGACCTATATCCAACAACACCTGTTGCAGAAGAAAACAATAGGCAATATCATGAAGTTTTAAATAGACTTGATGAACAAACTAGAAGAAACTTTTTATGGGATATTCATAAAATGGAAAAAGATATTGGAGAAAAGTTAGATAAATCCACTAAGTTTAATATGGCTTTGCAGGTCTTATTAGATGAAAAAGAATTTACAGATGATGAGGAGGTGTAAATGATAAAACCATATATATACAGATTGCTTGAAGCTATCTTGAAGTCCAATAAAAACTATTGCTACATGATAGAGATTGAAGGGCATGTCGAGGTTAAACCCACTAGAGATTTAACTAAGTGTTGTAATCTAAAAGATGATGATGAATATATCGGAGTTAATAATCTTGACTACTCTGATATTCATATCTTGGAAGTAGATAAAGACTCTACTGAAGACCAATGGAATGTGTATTACAGCGAAGAACATGATGACTGGGTAAAGCAAGAATATCTTGTTCATATTGGAGCTTTGAGATGGACAGAATGTAATACTGGAATTGAAAAACTTTATGACTATCTTGATAGAGAATGCAATACATTATCGAAGATTATAGATAAGGTTTCAAAGGAGTTCGAAGAAGAAATAGAAATATTGAATGTTTAAATGTCTGGGTGTTAATACTTATATCAGAAGTCAGACATTTAAAGTGGTTAGTTATAAAGCCTAGATTAAATTCGGGGATACTAACCACAGGTGGTTGGCTAATGCTAATAGAAACTGGGAGTAGAGTGTATTTATATACTCGTAAATCTTGAACTTAGATTAGCTGACCACCGACAAAATTTATAAATAATTTCAGAGTGACAGTTATTAATGTGTTCTTGAAACAGCCACACCGATTTAGGATTAACCGACAGGAAGTGGTCATAAATTATTTATATAATCGGTAGCAATTAATTCACGGGATTGCTTTAAATCTAAACTGTTAATTATTAGAGCCGATAAATTTAGATAGCTAGTGAGGGCATTTTTTTCATATAACTCTCCTACCCTTACTAGCTATCGCTTATAGTAGTCTTACACATATTGCTTTTTGGAGGTGGTTCGGCTAAAGTAGTGCCACCTCGAAAGAGAAATATAAACTAAATGGAGATAAAACTATGGCTAAACCTAAGCCTTTACAAATACAACAGACTAATATGTTCACTGCTTTTGATAGCATAGAGGAACTACATACCTTTATGAAAGACTATGCAGGTAGTGAACATTACTTTATAGCTTCACTCGCAATATCTTTAACCATTAATACGCTTGGGCATATAATGGAAAAAGAATGTGGTGGTAAAGCTGTATCGTTAAAAGCAGAACCAATGATAAAGAAGGAGGTATAAATTGGAAACACTTGCAACTGTAGAAAAGACTGACCTTTATAATAGAAGAAAAAAGTTTAATGAGAAAAATCCTGATAATCAAGGACACATAGATATGTGTAGTTTGATTGATGATTTAATTAAGGTAGCAATCCACATGAAAACAATAATCGACTTACATAAAGACGATGAAGATGTTTATGATTTTCGTAGGTATGTAAATGGTTATGGGATTACTTACATGGGGAATGGTATCTTACAGACTAATGGTTATTACATTGATGATGTAATGAAACCTTTCATTGAATGGAGTAATGAAGAGCAGACTAAATATAGTCTTTATCATGGTAATCTTTTGAAGAGTATCTTTGAAGCTCTTTCAAATGGTGATGAAAATATTGTCGAAACTGTAGAGGCTTTTGACTTATGGTATAACAGTTAAGCGAGGAGGTCGCATGACTAAAGTAATTATAGAACTAGAGTTTGATAATCATAAAAACGATTATGAACTTACTGATGCAGAAGTTATTAATTATTTAAAAGAGTTAATTGATAACGATTGTTTAACTTATACAAAGGAGGTAGCATGAAAAGATTTATAGTTAAAGGAGAGTTTGAGTTTGAAGTAGAAGCTGAAACTTATGAAGAAGCAATAGATGAAGTTAATGATAGATTAAATCTATCTAACATTGAATTTGAAGTAGAGGAGGAATAACAATGAAACTATATCAAATTGATTACATAAATTCTTATGGCGAAACAGAATTTGTCGCACTTACAGATAACCCTGAAGAATGGTTAAAAGAAAATAATGAACAAAGGATTGGCGATGGAAATGAGCCAGAGGAGTTAGATGACTTTGAAATTTTTCCAGTAGATTTATGGCTTTATAACAAGGAGAACAAATAATGGACATAGACAAAAATAGAGAAGGAGCTTGGCGAATATGTGATGAAGTTAATGGCTACTTGGAAACAAGAGTTTATTACTTTTACACTAAGCGAGAAGCAATACAAAAGTTTAAACAAGAAATGAAAGAACTTAGAGGTAAAGCATGAGTAAAGAAATGTATGTAAATGTACTAGATATAAAATTCTATGTATCTGATGAAGAAGGTAATGAAATTCTAAACAAAGACGGAACTATAAAAGAATTTTATTTTAAAGGGAGATTAAAACCTTTGGAACATCTTTGTGAAGATATGACTGTTGAAGATTTAGAAGAAATAAAGGAGGAAGCATGAAGTTTAGAGTATTGACAGAAGAAGAAGCGATAGCTGTAGCTCGAGTATTTAAAGACTTAGAAGATGATATGTTAGACTTTGCTTTAGACGAAATTAAATATCTTGCAAGTTGTTCAAGGACTATGCGGAAGATAGATGAGGTTAGTAAAAGAGCAGAGGAGAAACTTAGAAGACTTAAACCAAAACTTAGATTAGTAAAAGATGAGGAGGAAACTAAATGAAAACAACTATGAATGAATACAGAATATTATATCGTTCTGATAAATTTGAAGGCTTACATAAAGTTTTTATACTTGCTAAAAATGATTACGAAGCTGAAGATATAGTAATGAATACTTTTGAAATACCTAAACATTGGATAGAAAACATTTCTACTCAAAGGTTAAATGTTAATGTATTAATGGAAGGTGGTAATGTAAATGAAATTTATGAGGAAACTAAATGACAATGACAATGAAAGAACACATGGAAATGATGGACAGAATTAGACAAGGCATACCTTTAAAAAAGAATGTTGAGTCTAGTAAAACTAAAACTATTAAAATTAATGGAGGTATTAATGGTAAAAGTAAGAAACATGATAAGTAGTAATGGTAATGCAGTTGCTAATCAGTTTGAAATAAGAACAGATGATGCAACTTATTTTCAGAGCTACAACTCAATCATAGCTAAGAGAGTGTATGGTGGTAAAATATATCTTGATGAATATTATTGGGATTATTCTGTCACTACTGGTCGCTACAGAAATATGTTTTTAGGTGAGAACAAAGGTGTGACTCAAATGAAAATAGATAGTGGCGAATATATTTTAACTAACTTAAATAACTAGAGAGGTAAAAATGACTTATAAAATAGTTAGATTTTATAGAGATTATAACCACCCTGATAATCAGAAGGTTATTAAAACAGGGCTTACCGAAGAGGAAGCACAAGAGCATTGTCAGAGAGAAGATACTCGTTTAAAGGGTGTTTGGTTTGACGGCTATACTGAAGAATAAATAAAGAGGTAAATATGAAATATTTAAGACAAATGGTAGCTGACTTTTTAAGAAAGCTAATTAAACTTGATGACTATATAAACGATAGAGTCTTTACTGAAGTCGAAAGACTTGAAGCAGAGATAGAAGTTGTTAATGATTTAGCTAACTCAAATGAGTCCGAGTTAAATGAAAGACCGACCTTTTACGATATAGAATGTCAAGTAGAAGAACTGGTTAGTGATTGGGTTAATGACCGTTTACAAGATATAGTAGAACGCTTAGAAAAATTGGAGAAAAAATAAATGTCTAACGCACACAATGAAACAATCAAAGAGCATTTAGAAATGCAAGTAATCTCTTCTAACTTTTCCGCACAAGATTTGTTAGAAGAACTTGGTATGACTTATAAAGATGCTTACGAAGATAAGTTATCACATGATGATTTAATTCATCTGGTAGTTCAAAAAAGATTTGAAGAGTCTCCAGAAGTAGAGTAATGAAAGTCAAACACAATGGTAAAGTGACTGAAAAGACTCTTGATAATATCAGAGCTAGTTTAATTAAAAGAAATAAAATAGAGGTAAATAAATATGGCAGAAATAATACACTGTGAATATCAAAGGTATGAAAACCCTCGTTCAGTATCAGAAGCATTAGGAGTTGTTGATGAAGTCATCAGTGATTTTATTGCTCAGTATGAAGGTGAAGCTGACACAGAAGATGCAGAATATGTAGCTAAGTGTTGGCATATAGTTAAAAACAATTTGAGGTAAAACATGGCAACAAAAGGTTATTCCCTAACTATTGTGTGGGGAACAAATGAAGAAGAAACCAAAACTTATACTTTTAAAACCATTGAAGAAATGGAAGCATTTCAAGATGGAGTTTATGAGTCTAATGGTTGGTGGGAATATAAAATTATTGACGAAGATGAGGAGGTCGCATGAGAATTGAAGAAGCATTAGATATTGTAGATGAGTTTGTATTTGATAAAATGCAAAGCTCTGATGATAAGAAAATGAAAGACGAACTACAAGAAGCATGGAATAAAATTATAGAGGAGGTCACAACATGACAACTAAAGTTAGATATGTAGAAGCAAAGTATGACACCACTATCTCATGGGATATTGAAGAGATTGCTGAACGAAACAATTTTAAAATCGAAGAGATTGATAAGATAGAAGTAGGTAAATGGGTAAGGATATTTATTACTTTAAAAGACGGCACAATCTTTCAAGAAGATGGTGGTACTGGAGATAGCACTGATTGGAAGTGGTCAGAACATCAAAGCTTTTATGATAAAGATTGGCTTTCAATAGACGAGGAGGAAGTAAATGGAGTATAAAAAAGGTACATTGTTGCAAGAGTATTTTTTAAATCCTCACTTCAAACCAACTGAGGAAGAACAAAAAAAACTCGAAGAATTTTTCACAACTAAAGGAGGTAAAGAGTGGAAGTTAAACTAATAGATAAAGGAATAACTGTAGCCGAAGATTATGTCGCAGGTACAGTTCATGTGGAGTATGATAATACTGATGTAAAGTTATTCCCTTTTAAAAAGAGAGTTATAGATTGGTGGCGAAGAGCTGATGATAGCAGCTTTGAAGGTGTTGAAATCTATGAGATTAAAGATAGACACAAGTGGATTGATAAACAAAAACCTATGAAAGTTGGAAAGGCTATGGAAAATTTAATTAAAAAACATTTGAAGAAGGAAGCATGAGAGCAGATGAAAAAATGCCAGACTCATTTTATGAGTGGCTAGATACATGTCCTGTAATTTGGTACAGGATTAAAGTTGGTAATGATAGTGTTCATTATTCGTTTGAAACACCAGATGAGGAGGAAGCATGACACTTGCAGAACTAAATGCATATAAAGATGGAATTACTGATGCTTTATTAGAAGGTTATAGATGCGACTGGCATGATAATCTTTATTATTATAAGCGTGGCTATCAATTTGGTATTCATTTATATAATCAAATTAAGGAGGAAAAAGATGGGTAAAAAATATATTCATGTTAATCAACATGTGATAAGAGCTAACAAAAAAAATAATGAAAACAATCCTGTAATAACTATTAAGGAAGGTAAAAATAATATTTACTGTCATGAAGTTGAGATACTTGGCAAGAGCAAAGTAAGTTATAGTGGTAATGAAAAAACTGCTTTGTCTTGTGGAGCAAGAGTTGTAATAGAAACTTGGGCAGATTTAATAATTGATGGAGTATTTATAAATGAAACATAAAAATCGCACAGACAGTTATGCTTTTACTGTATTTAATCCTAATGATAAAGATAAATCAGAAGGGTTAAATGAATTAAAAAAGTTAAGAAAAACAATAGCTTACACTAACAAGTTAGGAATTACTAACCATTATGTTAAGTGTCAAGGTAGGTGGGGTAGAAAAAATCCTAACTACAATCGCAGGACAATTCCATTTTGCCCACTAAAGTACGCAGTAAAATGGGATGTATATTTTTATAAAATGTAATTATGGAACACTATTATTTTTATCACGATGATATAAAGACTGGACTGAGGGGCGAAGGTTGTGGCTATCGCAAAGCTACTGTTCGTTCTGTTGGTCGCAAGTGGGTTTATATTAGATTTTCTAAGGAAGGAAACTTTAGAAAACTTTCAATCAAAAAGTGGCAAGATATTTGCCGACAAAAAGATTTTAAAACATGGGAAACACATGTAGCAGAACATAAAATAAAAAGAAAAGCTCTTGATAAGGGTTTATCTTTCTACAAAAAAAGGTATAATAAAAATATTCCTAAGACTATTGAGGAACTACAAGAAGAACTGGAGGTAGTATGATTGCTTCATGGGTAATAGTAGCTATACTAGAACTAAGTAATTTTAATGGCTTTACTATTGATGCTTACATATTTGATTTTAAGTTTAACACTTTAAAAGATTGTTCTAGTTTTTTAAAATCTAATATTGTCAAACTAGAAAAATATATTAAACAAGAGGAAGGAATAAAAGCTGAAACTTTTGTTTGTTTAGAATATAATAAATACTTTACAGAAAATACTAAAGGAGGTAAATAATGTATAATAAAATTTTAACTTGGATAGCTATAGCAGTTATAGTAGGGTTTATAACTATAACTATGTTTGCATTACAAAAATCATTTAATAAAGTTAATGAAAATATAAATTCAAATAAAGCTGAGATAATTGGCTTAATTCAAAATCAAAAGCACATTACTGATTCTTTATTAGACTTAACTGAGTTGTTAGACAATTTTGCTTTTCAATTATTTATTACTGAAACAGAATTAGAAAAACTTAAACAGGAATTAAACTTTCCTAATAATTTAAAAAGTTATGAAAGCATTGCAGACAATAAAGGAGAAAATAAATGAGTCCTGCCAGTTGGCAAGTAGATAGAGAACATAAAGCAAAACTTTATCAATTTAAAAATAGATTAAAACAATTAAATATTTCTAGTCTATCTGATTTAGAATATAAAGATGCAGTAGAAAAAATCTACATGGAAGTCTATTATCCAGAGGAACGAATATGAAGTTCGTAATTTATATTGGTAAATTAAAAACCGTGACTGTTGAGGCAGAGGATAAAGATTATGTCAAAGCAGTTATCTTAGACAATGCTAAAACATTTCTTCAAGATATGTTTGATGATGGAGTGATAGAAATTGAACAAGAAAAAACTTAAAGAATTAAAGAAAAGAATTAGACCCATTCAAGTTGAATGGCTAAAGAGTTTGCTACCCCAAGAGGAAGCAGACAAAATTACTGTTGATAATGTTGAGGGATTATTACCCGAAGATAATTATATGAAAGGTATTAAAGGGATTACCTTAGTTTTTATGTCAGATAGATGGCTATTGAAACAGTTAAAAAAATATCCCGAAATTAAAACTTATAACAAACTAAAAGAGGTACTAAATGTATGAATATATATGTAAGGTTGTCATAGACAATCAAGAAGATGAAATAAAAACTTTTGCTTACTCTACGCTAGAAGCGTTTGATAATCTTGTTTCTATGGCAGGAGTGACAGACATTATTTCTGTCGTCAATAAAGAGACAGACGAATCATTTACTTTTGATGGAGACTTGATGGCTCTCAAAGAAGCTAGAGGTAATATCAAAGACGAACACTTAATCATTGAGGAACTATACAGATTAGATGGCACAGAGAAAAGAAACAGTCTTAATTAAACATGTCAAGAAGGCAACTTCTCAAGGCATGGCAGGTCGTGGCAGGAAGATTAAAAAATCTACCAAGCACATGAACAAACATAAAAGACTGCAACAAAAAACTAAATATCGAGGACAAGGAAGATAATGCTTGACAGCAAAAATGTTTTCCTCTAGAATTACAACTAACGAATTAACAATGGATAGATTAAAGGAACGAGTAATCAAGAAGCCCTCTCTATCTCCATTTAAGTTGCTTGATTTGGTACTATCCACAACTCAGAGAGTGGTTGGCTCAAAACTCTCACAGAATTTTAATAAGCTAAACGGAGGTAATACACTATGGCTATATTAGAAGGCTCAGTAAAATGGGCAAGTATAACGACTCCAAACACAAAGTTTGAGCCAGTCTATACTATCGACTTAATTGTTGATGAAAAGATTGCGAATGACTTTGCTTCAAGGGGTCATAAAGTAAAACAGCATGATGAAGGTCCTGCTTTAGTTATCAAAAGAAAGGTTCATGGTCCTAATGGAATAACCAGACCTGCACCTAGACTTTTAGATAAAGACAAGCAAGAAATAAATGTTGCTGTTGGTAATGGCTCTAAGGTTAGAGTTCAATACAATGAGTATAGTGGTGAGGGTAAATTTGGTCCTTATATAGGACTTGACTTACAAGCTGTACAAGTTGTAGACCTTGTTGAATATAAGAACGCTGATGGTGCTGAACTATTAGCTGATGGCGAGGAATTCTAATGGAAGGACAAGAAAGACCTTACATTACCATTGATGATGTCAATGTTTATATTGAAGATTTACCTGAAGAAGGTAAGCAACTCTTTGGTAGACTACAAAGACTAAATCAAAAGAAAGCTGCACAGACTTTAGACCTTGAAGAAACTCAAGGGGCTATTAATTATTTTTCTACTAGAATTGTAGAAGTAATTAATGCTGATAAGTCTGGTGTTAAAGTAGAGGAATCTGAAACAGAAGAAGTACCAACAGATACTGAAACACAAGACAGTTAATAACAATTTAGCTAGACTAGGTTTTTAAGGACCTCTATTTGTTCCTAGTCTAGCTATCATTTTGGAGATAGAATTGAATCAAGATAAGAGTAAATTTGTAAAGCATAGGCAACCTTGTCCTAAGTGCGGTGGCTCTGACCCCGTATCAATCAATGCTGACAACTCGGCTTATTGCTTTAGTTGTTCAACATTTTTTACCGATTATGAAACTGCAAGTGAGGGCAGAATAGTGGAAACAACACAGAAACCAACCAATACATTTTTAGAATCCTATACTGGAATCTATGGCGAACTTACAGACAGAGGCATCTCTGAAGAGACAGCTAAAAAGTTTGGAGTTCGTGTTATTAAAAATAGAAATGGAGATATAACGCAACATATATATCCATACTTTAATGGCAATGAAGTAGCCATAACTAAAACAAGATTTGTTGCAGATAAAAACTTTGCGACTAAAGGTACATTTGAAGGTACTGGATTATTTGGCGAACAGTTATATAGAAATACTGGAGGTAAATACCTAACTATTACTGAAGGCGAGTGCGATGCTATGGCAGTAGACGAACTCTTTCAAGGTAAGTGGGCAGTCGTATCTCTTAAACGAGGTGCTGCAGGTGCAGTAAAAGATATTAGAGAAAGCATAGAGTTTGTTGAAAGCTTTGATAATGTCGTGCTTTGTTTTGATAATGACAA